CAACAGCAGGATTAGTGAGTTGAAAATCTTGACAAGCAAGAATTAAATTCCCAGTTCCTGAATCTGCAATTTTTGAAGAACTACCAGTATGAGATATTTGTAAGTCAGCACTAGCACCAAGTTTAATTATATCTCCATCGCCCATGTTAAGATGAGTGGCTAGTGTGGTTTCTCCTGTTACAGCAAGAGTTGTACTAAACGTACCACTTGTTGCACTCAAAGCACTTGTTGCAGGGTGAGTAACTGTACCTATTGTGGTAAACAAATAATACACAAATATATTATTTCCAGAATTACTAGAAGGTGCAGCCGTAAATGTTAATGTTGTACCACTACTAACTGCATAAGCTACTGACGGTTCTTGGACAACACCATCTACTGATACTAATATATCTTCGTCAGCACCTACTGAATTTTCTAATGTAAAAGCAACAGTTGAACCATCACCAGAATAAACTGAAGCTGCTTTAGTTGCTGTAAATCTATCAACTGCTGGATTACCAATATAAGGCATTATACATCAATCTCCATTATACTTAATGTACCACTTAGTTTATCAGCTACGCTACAGTCTATCGTAATTTGGTCAGTCGTTTCTAATACATATTTATTACCAGCCATAAGTTCTAATGCACCACCTACAGGTATAGGTGCATTTTTTACAATTACACTTGTTCCGTTTGCTGTGTTGTTTGTCACTGCTCTATTTGATGTATCACTAACTAAGTTTACTGTAGCGGTAACTTGAGCAGTGTGTATGTTTGCTAATGTTAAACCAAGAACAATAGCTGTTTTACTACTAGCTACTGTATACATTACATACGGAGTTCCAGCAGAAGCTGGCTCGGCTGCAAAATTAACTATTTTAAATGTATTCGCCATGTCTTCTCCTAATTATCCTAATGCAATAGCAAGTGCTGTGGCATTATCATCTGTTACTGCTGTTAATACACTAACGTCCATTCGTTTTAAAGTTCCACCATCACTTACAAATAACTCATCATCTAATGCTAACCCAGAGGTTAAAGCCGTTTGACCAGATATAGCATTGTTGTTTAGCATAGAACCTTCGACTGAAGTTGCAGCGATTGTAACTGCTCCAGTGTTTGCTATTGTTATGTCACCACTAACAGACACTTCTTGATAACTAGTTCCATCAGCTACCAATATTTTTGTAGAGGTAACATCAGGCATAATAAGTTGAGCACCTAATGTTACGTTACCAGTTAAAGTGGATGTACCACTAATTTCTACATTACCATTAATATCAATCAATGTTGAAGTTAGGTCTATTTCATCGTCAGCGGCAATAGATAAGTCACCATCGGCAGTGGAACTAATATGAATTGCAGCATCACGAAATATTATCTTTTTATCTGTTCCCATAGTTGAATCAGCATTACTAGCAAAACCACCATTAAATACTGTTGCAGCAGTTGTAGTAAGTACTCCCGTTACAAGAGCAGTAGTTGCCATATTTACAGCACCATCAATATCAACTACATCTAAGTTTGTAGTACCATCTACATCTATATCTCCAGATATATCAAGACTTGCTACTACAGAGGTTCCAGTTAAAGTTGGTGTAGTAAGTGTTTTGTTTGTTAATGTATCGGCAGACACAAGAGATACAAGAGTTGAGTTAGCACCTTCGGGTAACAACATAGTATTTGTAGCACTCGCTGAATGAGGTTGTGCTTGTACTGTCTGTCCATGTGAGTTTGATTCACAGTTAAATACTATAGCACCTGAATTACTGTTACCTCTTACTACTACTGTACCTGTTCCATTTGGTGCAAGGTCTAGTGTAGCATTTGATGTAGTTACAATATCCTTGCCATTCATATCTAGGTTGCCACCTAATTGTGGAGTTGTGTCTTCAATTACGTTTGATAAAGCAACGCCACCAATAGCTAGTCCCGAAACTATTGTACTTCTTGTTACTTTCTTTAGACCACCACCTGAAGTGTCTACTGCTAAAAACACATCATCATTTGCCACTGTACCTATCTCAGTTAAAGAACCAACTGCTGTAGGATTAAAGTTTGTTCCATCTGCAATAAGCAAATGACCTGCTGTGTTAGTACCCATAACTAAATCATCGCCAGTTATAGTTAGATCTCCACCAACAACAACATTTCCTGTTGTAGTAACTGTGTCAATAAAAGCATCTTTGTAACGTAAAGAAGTAGTACCTAGATCTATATCAGAATCCGTAACGGGAGATATTGCTCCATCTTTTATTGTAATTTGATCTGCACCAGCAACCCTTATATCAATTTGATCGTCAGTATCTGCCGTAATAGAAGTATCAGCATCTGCATCAAGTATTAATTCTGTACCATTTAAATCTATTTTTGCGTTAGCTGTAATTAAACCTGTCATTGCTAATGTAGAAGCACCTTCAATAGAACCTGTAACATCTAATGTTCCACCAATAGTAGCATTATTAGTAATAGGCATATTACCACTTGCATCAAGAAACACGGCTTTTTCTGCTGGTTGTGTGCAGAATAAAGTTCTACTACCAGATCCCCATACAACAACAGAATCACTATTACTTGATTGTAGAATAGCTGTTCTTGCTAATGTAGTACCAGTAAGATTGTATGTGCCGATCCCAACTTCAAAATCAACACCATCTGTGCAGCAATAATAAGTAGTGTTGCCATTGCCTATAGTTGAAAATGCCTCAAAACCAGCAGCAGCTCCTAATAAAACATATGTGCTAGTTCCTGTAGTTGTAGAAGTTTCTTTAATTCTATCTGCTAAAACTAAAGCCATTATTAAGTCCTCGCTCTTCTAGGTAGCCCATCTTCATAAGCATCTGAATTTTCTCTAGCTTCTGCTAAATCTTTTAAACTAGACATTTGATCTTGAAATCTTGAATTGTACAAAGTTAATAAATCTTGCTCACCTTTCATATATGAATAAGCTTCTACTAAAGCTCCATATAATAAAGCGTAAGGTGCATTTTCAGATAGCCATGTAGTTGTTGCATCAGTTGTAGTAATAGATTGAAAGGTTCCAGTTGCACCACTTGATGAACCAGTAATAGTTTCACCTACTGTAAAATTACTTGATGGTATTCTAACAACTATAGATGTAGTGCCACCTGTTGATACAGCAGTTTCTACTCCACTTATGCTTCCTGATATAGTATCATTTGTTGTAAATGTTCCAGTTACAGATGTAATAGACATTGTAACAGTAGTGTCAGCTAAAGATTCTGGTCTATAAAAATAATGCATCTCTACTGTGTATGCACTGTTTGGTGTTGGAGCTAATATAAAATTATTTATATCAAACCTTGCATAAAATCTTGGCGTAGCAGTGCTTGCTGATGTGCTATATGCTTCTTGTAAAAAATTAACATCTTTAATTAAAAGAAATGTTTGAGAACCACTTGTTGTTATTTGCAAAGAAAAAACAGCCAATAAATCATCAGGACAAGTTAAATAAGGGTCGGCATTAGTTAAAGTACTTGTTACATTTTTTTTAAAATACTCTAAATCAATATTTTTTAATATTCTTTCTTCTGAAGATTTTATAAAATTATGTATATTATTTACAAAACTTACTTCTGTATTGTCTACATAGTCTTGTATAGTTGTTTGCAACTCAGATAATGTAAAGCCCATTTAAGCCTCCAATGTTACTGGACCAGCAGAGACAAATTCTCCACCACCTGTTACAGAGCCAGTTGTAGATGAACCAGAAACTTGGAAAGTATAAGCGTCATCTGTTGTTTTAGTTATAGCATATCCTATTGCTAATTCAAAGAGTGCAACTGTTATTCCATCAAACCCAACTGTATTTCTAAATCTTACTTGATCGTTTGTAGATCTTGCATGACTCGGTTCTTTTACAGTAATTACTGTTTTGCTATCAACTGCCACAGATGTAGTGAATGGGTTTATATTTAATATTCTTTCTGTAAGAGGCTCAGTTCTATCTGGCCTAGCATCTAACACAGATTGATTTTCATCTATCTTTACTCTTCCTAAGAAATTTTGAGGATGGTCTGGGTCTACAACATCATAACCTATTTTAAGTCCTGTTTTAACCCCGTTTTGAATTTCAAAAACAAGCTCTCTTACTGGATACCTAAATCCTGTTCTGTCGCATATACCATAAGCATGTTTACCACTAGAGTAAGCCATTACTTTTCATCCTTACTTTTATAAAAGTAATCATCGCTATCTCCATATCTACTAAGATTAAAATCATTTTCAACTTGATATTCTCTTGTGCTTACTTTGAAGTCAGGCATTAATGGCTCGTCAGGAGTTAAGCTGTTATCATATATTCTCATTCTATTATTAGGATACAAACCAAACTGCCCATTCTCTAGTTCTATTAGATTGTGAGACTTATGTTCTGCAGGCGTTTCACTTGTACTGTAATCTATAGTGTTTATATCTGAATGATAATTATCTATAGTTGCTATATAAGATCCTTTTAACTTTCCTGCATCTCTTGTGTAAACTTCAAATGTCATAGACGATATAAAC